AGTTCCATCGTGCATATGGTTCATTGGTTTGTGGTTGGGTGAATTTCTTGCTGCCCATACCTCTGATGGAATAAAAATATCATCATTTAAATTCCAACCCGTACTAACTAGAATAGAAACAACTAATGTTAAATCGGGTTGATCATGACCTATGAGATCTGTAAGAGTGTCTATTTCAGCATCTGATTTACTGTGGGAGTTACTAAGTTTTTTTGCCAGTAACGATACAATTTGATCATATGACGGCTTAACAACAACTGTTTTTTCTTGTTTTTCTTTAACCGGAACCAAAATGGTTGCTACAGAATTGTTGGGATCACTAATTTTACTAGATAATCCATCTCTTTTTTCTTGTTTATAAATTTGCATAAATATTCCGTTTAGATTAATCAAAGACAAGTGTTAAATCCGTAATTAATTATACACAAAAAAAACAGCTATATTGATCAATAAATGACTATTCATAAATAATTAATTCTTTTTATCCATAAATTTAACAACATCTCTCTGTGCCTGGGTTAAATCTTCTGTCTTACGACAACACAATCCATTCTCTAAAACCTTTGCTAGAACATCATCTGATGGGTTTTTCAAGAAAAATTCCCTACTTTCAGCAAGCCCGTTTTCATTTTTCGTTTGAACCACATAGCTAAATCTTAAAAAAGGCTCTCCTTCAAAATCAAACCCCTTTGAAAACCACAAACCTTCGGTAGAAACCAACTCTCCGTTGACAGTAAGTATCGATTCTCTGGTTTCCGTGTCTAATGAAATTACTATAGATGCCATCTGTTTCTCCTTTTTTGCATGACAAGAATTATCTTTGGTCTTCTATCGCCAATACGAGCATTGCCCAGGTTGACGATACCAGAGATTTTCTATCATTTAGTTTTGGGTTTTGTTTCGTTACGTCTTTATAGTGAGTCACTGTTTTATTAAAAATATTCTCAAAGCTTGTCATTCTATCAACATATCTGTCAGAGCTATCTGTTCTTTTAGCTATTTCCTCTTGTGTTATGTCTATAGAATTATCCTTTAAGTTTATAGTGGATAGGATGCCCCTTTTTATTTTTTCTAATTCTTTTGCTTGTGTTTTTGTTAAAAACCTAGTATTTTTAACCTTATTCTTTTTTACATATAGTGGATCAATAATGTTGTCTATTTGTTTCATGTGTTGTTCCGCTATGGCTTTATACACAGACAAGACCTTTTCTTGGACGTTAGACAAAACTGGCTGTCTTTTATCGTCTCTCTTCTCTGTATCTTTGGTGTTTGGTGGTCTGCCCGAATCATTATCCCCTTCGTCTGCTGGCTGGTCTCCATTTGGATTATCTCCAGTTTGACCACTTAGTTTTGCATTTTGTAGTTCTATTTGAAGTGTGTTTTGAAGCTCCATAACGCTGATTGGGCGATTAATATGGATTTCCTTTTCCAATATCTTTGGCTCAGAGTCACGAACACCCTGTTCTTCTCTCATTCTCTCTAGTTCTATAGTGAAGTTAGTTCCAAAGACTTCGTGTACGGCCTCTACTGAAATAATTCCTCTGTCCACTAATTGAATCATCAATTGTTTTTCTACTGCTTCATCCCTCAAGGACATTGTTCCAAATCTAATAAATGGCAACTTTTTAAAACCCATTGCTTCTGATACTAGTTTGATTTCTCCCTCTAGCCACACTAAACATCTATGTCTTATGTATTCTAATCTTTCTATTAAAGTTTTGAGTTGAACAAAAGCAGTTTCGGCATTTCTTGTTGCTAAATCCACCCCGCCCAAAAGCGCATTGGGAATACCTAGTCCCTGGATTATGTCGCTGTTAACAGACCTATATTTTTCATCTCCGAGAATGTCTCCTATGGGTGGGTATTCAACTTCCATATCTATCATAGAATCCCAGACTAAATCTAGAACACCACCACCTTGATTGTGCTGTAAAATATCTAAAAGTTTATTAACCGCATTTGGATTTGGAAGAATTTGTTCTTTGTGATCTCCTAGTTTCCACAATCTAATTGTATTAATAACTCCGTCTAAAGCAGACATATCTGCCAGTTTCATTTTTTCTTTCAGGACAATATCATCAAAAATTCCATATAAAAATGGCGTTCCCCAATCTTCCCAATCGTCCTTTTTATAATAATCGACATATACTTTGTCTGGATCTAGCTCGACTAAGACAGAAGTACCTTTTGTTTTATTAATGGCTGAAATAACTTCTGCTGGCAACCTATTTTTCAAAGCTTTTTCTGAATCTGTTTTTGGGTTTCTTATTGATCTAATTAGTTCTTTTGGTATTTTCATTGCAATGGCGTTACCATTAAAAAACTTTCCTACTTCGCCTCCGGTTTTTTCAATCATTGTCGGAGATAAAAAGATATACCTCCATGGAATAACCTTTTTCTTTGTTTTTGTTTTTTTAACATCAATTTTTTCTGGTTTCTCTTCAACATTTTGAACAAGTAGGTTTTCAAGATTTGTTGACCCCTTTGTCATCATTTTAATTATTTTGTCTGTTAAAATCCCATCTTTTCTTCTGACTATAACATTTGCATCTCTTAATAGCAGTTTCATGAAGTCGTGAGACCTACCTTGAAGATCAACCTTCTTGGCCCATGCTTCATAAAATCTTTGTTGTTTTTTGATTGGATGTCGAATTGTTAGCCCTTCTGATGCAAAGTCGGACATTAGATCTATAATATTTCTTATTAGTCCAATTTTTCTATATATCGCATGTGTCATTAAGATGATTTCTTGATGAGAAGTGGGCAATGCAGTTCCAGGGCTTTTTAATTCTTTGTCTCTTCTGTTAAAACCAGATTTTAATTTTACGTTTTCAGCAATTGTAAAGTTATTGCCCGCACTAGAAGAGGTAACAATAGAGTTCTCATCTGGCAAGGCGTGTTGTTTTATATTCCCCAGGGTTAATTTTGTATATAGGGGATCTCCAGACGATTGTGTTTTTACTTTTTTTGATGTTTTTTTCTTTTTTGCCATTTTTTTACCCACAAACAGTTGAACTAACAGTTGGACATATTGTTATACACATAATTTCTATAATTTGTTTCCATTTTTTGCCCCACCCAAAGAATCATAATAATCCCCTCCGTGTCTCATTCTTGATATTCCTATTCCTTTGTAAAAATCCTTTTCTTTACCCTGTGTCTTAACTTTTTCAATATTTCCAGCAACATCGTCATAATCAATAGTCGGGATATCAGCTTTTAAAAAGTTCTCATAAAAATATTTATGAGACAACAAAAGCCCAATATACCTATCTTTTTGTAGTTTACCTTTTTTACCTTTTTCGTCAACCAGACTAGGATCTATAACTGACGGCGTATCAAACTTTTCTTTTCCAGTTGGTGTCTCTTGTCTTTTGATGGTACATAGTTCGTTTTTTAATTCCTCTATATTGTTAACATTTTCTTCATATGTATCAAAAAGAAGGTCATTATGTTTTTCTACAATTAAAGCACCCTGCATTTTAACAGTATCAAAGGCGGGAAATAATAGTCTTTTTGTCTCAAGGCTCTTGTGTAGATATAAGTTAGCCTCAGAGTTGAATTCCGTACTTTGCTGAACAAGATGTAGTATATGTCTTCCATCCTTTTGCCCATCTGTGTCCTTTTCTTTGTCTAGCTCTATAATTTCATAAATTGGAAAGTCTTTTTGCTCTTTGTTTAATAATTTTTTATTCCTAAGCATTTCTGCTATGTTATACCCGCCGCCTTGACTATCCATTTCTATTCTTTCAACAGCAAAGTCTTTAACAAGAGATCTAATTTTGAAACAACAATACTCATAATAATCCATCCCTTTAATATGGCCAGCGTCTTTTCTTTTTTTGAATTCTTTTTTGATGATAGACCAGCAATATACAACCCTTGCGTGATTGGGCCACATTTCTAATATGGTTACTGTTAGATTGTTAACCTCTGCTGCTGGATCAATACCCATTACATATTTTTTCCCGCCAGTCCCAATCATAGATGGGGTAAAAACAACTTCCCCGTCTGGAGTGGCTATAGGTCTCCCTGGACCAACGGTACATCCTTCGACGAGTGTTCTTGGAAAAAACCCATCAGAATCTTTTACAAACACACCCCCGTATTCCATTAGATATATATTGTTTGGAAGAAATGCCTTTGCATGGGCTAGTTGTTTTTGATCCAGTAGTCCATCTGGCAAAGCTGTGTGTGGAATTCTGATAACAGCATAGTCTTTGGCATCAAATCCTTTTGGAACCATATTATATCCACCAAATATTTCTGCAATCGCATCCATATTATCTCCAGTGTCTATAATCTCCTTCCACATTTTATATCTTTTATAAAAATGATTAAACTCATACGAAGCAGTACCAGAATAAACTATTTGGTTGTTATCCGTTTTATCCTTATATAACTTACTAATAATATCTTGTGGAATATTGAGTTTTTTCAGCTTTTTAATCATTGCTATTCTTTTAGCTGAAGCAACAGGTGTCTTAGTTACAGCAGCAAATCCCCTAACAACAACATCAAATATTTGTTCTGGAATAGAAGCAAATTCATCTGCTATAATAACATTTGCTCGCAAACCTCTAATCTTACTTCCATCTCCTAGAGGAATAGCCTGAATCATTGATTGCCCAACCTTAAATCGACAACTATCAACACCCTGTTTTGGTCCAGCCTGTTTTCCACCACCAACAATGTTTTGTAGCATTGGAGAATTATGCCAGATGGTGTCTA